GCGTGAAGCAATCAACCGGTTCACTACGGAATAATCAATGAAGTCCATCTTCTTGACATATTCCACCCAACCGGATTCATCCTTCACTTTCTGTTGGGCTTTTTCAATTCCAGCATAGAAGTTATCAAGGCCGCTGGTAATATCAACCGTCACGCCGGGGATTTTGTTGATAACATCTTCAATGGCATGGGCCAGCTTGGAAATGTACCCAAGTACAGTTAGGAACATATCATAGAAGGCCACTTCCACAGCGGCAATGGGATTGTTGAACACATTCCCAATGAAGTTAGCAAATCTCGCAAAACCGTTTTGCGCCGGTACAATGAAGGAATTGATCAGGAAGGCCCCAAGCACCGCAAAGGCCCCGGCAATAATGCCGGTTGCGGAAACGCTGGTTCCCTTGAATTTGTTCACCGCCGCAACTGCCGCATAGAGCGCACCAATCAGAATCATAATCAGCATGACTACCCAAACAATGGGATTGGCAAGCAAAGCAGAATTGAAGGTGAACACCGCCGCAGAAGCCGCCGCCGTGTTGCCGGTCAGGATTCCAAAGCCGATGGAAAGGAAATTGACCACACCATGATAAATGGCCGTTGCCGCCGCCGCAATTTCTGTCCAATGGGCGGCAATCTGGAACACCGCAAACGCACCGGCCAAGGCCAGAACAGCGGGGCCGATGATGGAAATGTTGTCGGCAAGCCAGTTGATTCCATTCAAAAGGGGCTGAATGACCTGAAGGGCAATATTGGAAGCCTTTGTGAACACTTGGCCCCAAGTCATGGGCATGGATTCAAACTTTGCGTTAATATCATCCGCCGCCATCAACAGCGAATTTTTCACAATATCCGCCGTGATCTTGCCTTCAGCGGCCAAGGTTCTGATTTTGCCGATGGGTTCACCCAAATAATCTGCAATGGCCTGAATGACGGGCTGGGCGTTCTCAAAGACGCTGTTCAATTCCTCGCCACGAAGGACACCGGAAGCCATTGCCTGTGTAAGCTGAAGGGTTGCGGCTTCAATCTGCTGTGTATCGGCTCCGACATTCACAAACGCCTTGTTCAAGGTTTCCGTGAAGGCAATCAGTTCATCATTGTTGGCGAAGGCATCACCGGCCATCAGGCCCATTTGGGAAATGGCCTTGGCTGTGGTCAGGTAAGAAGCCCTCGACCGCTGGGCGGAAGCCATGATCTTCTGTTCCAAGGCTTCAACGGAACCGCCATCATCCACAAGCAAATTCAATCGGGCTTTGGTGCTTGCCAATTCATCCGAAATGTTCAGAACCTTATTGATCCCGGCGATACCACCAGCGGCAACGGCAATTTTCTTGATGATGGACAGAAGCCCGTTGGCGGAATTGCTACCCCCACGGATGGAATTGTTGAAATTCTGCTGTTCGTTGTTGGCGTTCCTGATATTTTCTTCAATGGTATCAAAGGCGGTTCCCGCTTTCGCCCATTCTTCACGGGCTTCCCGGATTGCCGCCGTGTCAACGGCTCTACCGGAAGCCTGTTGCATGGCTTCAAAGGTGTTCAGCACAACCCCCATTGCCTTGTGCATACTCTGAAGGGGGCTGGTAACACCATCATAAAGGGCAATAGCGGCCCGGATGTTTCCCACAGGGATCACCACCTTTCTTGGAGAATAGCCGGGGCCTTAATGGTGTCGGCCCCGGCGCTGTTTGCGTTCAATTTCCTTCTGCTTCTTCTTTTCAGCTTCCACCCGAACATCAATGGCCGCAATGATGAAGGCCCGTTCACGCCGGGGCAAAGCATAGAAGGCGGAAGGTGTTAAATGAAGTTCGTGAAGGCAATAGTAAGCAATGTTGGCTTCACCATCACCTTCACAGATCAGTTTTTTGCTTCATCAACCTCATCCTGCATGGTGGTATCAAAACCACACACTTCCTGAATCTTGGTCAGGTATTCGGCATATTCGCCGGGGGTCAGCATGGTTTTCAGAAGGGCATCAGCGCCCATGACCTTGTAGCTGTCCTGAAGTTCCTTATCATTCAGATTGGGGAACACGGTACAAGCCACGGCCAGCTTGCCAAGGTAAAGATCATAGTCGGTTTCCTTCTGATACTGGTTCTTCTTGCCGGGAACCGGAACACGCTTGGCACAGGACTTCCGAAGGGCTTCATCCTCGGTGCCGGTGATGGTCTTGATCTCCCAAGGAATGGGGTTGCCATCCTCACCCAAGAAGCGTTTGGAAGCAACAAACTTGATGTTCTCAACGGGAACGGCGTTTTCAGCCAAAAAAGCGGACAGGCTCATTGTTTTTTCCTCCTATATTTTGATACGAAAAAAGGCCCCGGCCCCTACCGAAGTAAGGCCGGGGCGCTCTGCTTACTGCATACCGGCCAAAAGGCTGAAGGTTTCGGGCATCTCGAAATCTTCAAAGGTGAAGTCCATATCTTCATCCAAGTATTCCGCATCAGCGTCAAACTTGGCAAGCAAGCCGCCGTCCATATTGCAATCCTTCAGGATCACGGTCTGACGGCCCACAGAAGAAGTGGGATCTTCATTTGTCACCTGAATGTCAAAATAGACATCCTCGCCGGTGTCCTTATAACGCTTCATCAGCTCACGGAAGATGGAAGTGTTATAGTGGAAGGTGGCGGAACCCGTACCCTTCCAGCCGGTGGCCTTATTGCCCTTGCCGGTCTTGCCCAAAATGGGAACTTCCGTTTTGTTCTTCTCAAAGTTGGCTTCAAGGTTGATAGCCTGCATGAAGTTGTAACGGTTATCCCCGATGGTCACGAAACATTCAGCCAAGGAAGCGGAAACAGCATCCTTGGCGTTCATGATGGTTCTATCTGCCATGATGGTTGTACCTCCTTACTGAACATAGACGGTCATATAAAGCTGTTCCATAGCGTTCACGGGGGTCACATAGTCAGTAACCACCACGGATTTCTTGGTATCGCCCTTTTCAACCGTCACATTTTCGCCGCTGAAGTTCTCAATGGCCCGAATATCCTGAAGTTCCGTGTGGTGCTTCACAATATCGTTCCAAAGGGAAATCCGGCCAGCGGCATCATTGGGAACCTTGCCAAGATACTTCTTGCCGAACAGAACGGCAATATCATTGGCGATCTGATCCAAAACTCGGATCGTCTGGTTGCTGGAAAAGTCGCTGGACTTTTCATCCGTGATGGAAATGAAGCTGTTAATGTCAGTCAGGACACACACCGCTTCATCCACACGATGGAACATGAAGGAACCTTCCCTGATCCCGTTTTCAAGCTGGGTCTGCGTGAAATCGGTGTCCACATCGTATTCACCATCATAGGTCATGTTGGTGGCGCTCTTATTGACCGCCGTGCCGCCGATCACACCCGTAACCCAAGGGATCAGGGCGGTGGAAGTCTTGTCGGAAGTCAGGCCGTTCTTGACGCTCACAACGCCTTCATAGTCGGCCAGCTTGCGGAAAAGAACCACCTGAAACTTCTTGCCCACATCATCACGCATACGCTTTGCGAAAGCCGCAAACAGGGCGGTGATGGTGGCCTTGCTCTCGGTGCAACCCATAGCGTTGAAGGTGTACGCTTCCGCCTGATCAAGATAGGTCTGATAGTCGGAATCGGCCACGGTGCCATTGGTGCCGCCCGTCAGGGGCAAAGAAGCGGTCAGGGAAAGGGTTCCGCTGGACTTCCAATCCAGATAGTCATTGGCCTTCAAGCCGGTGATAGTGGCCACACCTTCCTGAAGATCAACCTGAACGGTTCCCAAGAAGGTTTCCACATCGAACAGGGGCTTCTGTTCGGTGCTGTTTTCATTGGCCGTGATCACAACCCGAAGATCATTGCCACGGGTGCCGGGGTATTTGGCCGTTGCATAGGTGTTGGACGCTTTCACGCCGCTGGAACCAAGGCGGAAGAAATGAACGGTCTTGGCGTGAAGGAAGATTTCACGCATGGGCTTCAGTTCATCCGCCGTGTACGCATAGCCGAAAATCTTCTGACTGTTCTTGATGAAGTCAGCCTGTTCCACCGTGAAAATCTTGCCTTCAGGTCCCCAATTCATGGCAAGGGGGATGGTGACAATGCCACGGTCAGAAAGGGTGGCGCTTGCCTGCGCCACAGAAATGAAGTTGATATATGCACCGGGCAGAACCTTGTTCTGCACCAAGAAGGTGCCGCCGCCAAGGGCCATATTAGTTCACCTTACCTTTCATAAAAATCTTTGATTAGCCCATCAATCTGATCATGGGTGTATTCCTTCCCATCTTCCAAAAGGATAGACAGCAGATCACGCCGGTCAGCGTATCTCTTGAAGGTCAACACTTTTTCTTTGGGGAATACCACCGGGGCCGTGATGGGCGGTTCCTGTGCGGTGGTGGCTTTCTTTCTGGTAGCCATTCAATCACCCTTTCTTTGGCTCCACATCCACATCCAAGGTTTCCATTGGGGTTTCCTCGGACGGGCGGGATAGTGTCAGATTGAAGTTGACGAAGAAGTGAAGAACCCCATCTTCAACTTCATAACTCATGGAAGTTCCGTGAAGCACATCCCCATTGGAAAGGGTGATGAACTCCAAACATTCCATCAAATCCCCGGCCATAGTGAACAATTCAGCGTTGTTTCTCCCGCTGGTGGGAAAATAGTGAACATCCAGCGGGTTCCGGTTCATGAACCGGTTCTTTTGCAACGGGGAAATGTCAGGCTTCAGAACGGCAATGAAAAAACAGGGTTCTTTGAAGCCCTGTTCCACATCATTCTGATAGATTTTGTACCCGGCTCCAAAGGTGGCGTTCAGCTTCATGGAAACACCTTTAATGATTTCATTGATCAACTGAACACCTCCTTCAAAGCGTCATACAACATATCATTCAGAATGGACGGGGCCAAGGTTTTCACTTCCTGTTCGGAAATCGTCAGCATGAACCGCCCCTTCACCCAACTTGCCTTCAGGGTCTTACCCAAGGCGGGAACATAGCGCCCCGGTGTTTGCCGGTGGCCGTATTCCACATAGGACGCATATTCCAAGTTGTTGATGATGGTCACGGTGTACTGATCCCCATGTTTTTCAATGGGAAGGATCGTCCACGCATCACGCAAGGAACCCCCGCTGTAACCGGCCCAATATTCCTGCTTGGCTTCATCCGTGGCATAGGACGGAACCACGCCAACCGGGGTTCTTTTCTTCACCTTGTTCAGAAGGATTTGGGCAACCTTCTTGGCGGCATCCCGGCAAAGCCGATCCATGTCAACTTCCGAAAGCTGTTGAAGGCGTTCATCCAGCTTCTTCAATTCCCGGTAATCACACCGGCCCCATCTTGCCATCAGGCCCACCCCCTGAAGGGTTCAAGCATGATTTCTTGATGGTTGGAGAAAACACCCGGTTCACCGGAACGGGAATAGGTGAAGGTTCGTTCCACATCATTTGGACGGGTGACAATGATCTTACATCCTGCGGGAACCTTCACATCCGGGGAAAGGAACAGCTTCACCACCTGTTGGGCGGTTGCCACTTCATCCCCATTGGTTGAAGTTAATGTTTCAAAAGACAGCTTGCACGGCTGATCCTGAAGAAGCGGCTTTTCTTCAGAATCCGTCAGGTGGGTGACAGGATCGGTGACTTCCTCACGGATGAAGATAGAACACCGATCCTTCCACAACCGTTCCAAAGCGGTTCGCACGGCCTTATTTACCATACCAACCGCCTATAACGGTAGATTTCACCAATGCGCCCGTTGATCAGATAATCAATCAGGCTGTTCAACCTCTGTTCAGGGGTTGAACTACCTTCACCAAGGGCAAAGGTAATGTTGGTGTCACCTTCCTGAATGGATTTCACCGCCGCATCCAAATCAAACCCTTCAAGCTGTCCAGAACACTTCTTCATGTTCAGGTATTCGCCCACGGCCATAGAAACGGCCAGACTTTCCAACCCCTCCGGGATTTCGGAAAGGTTGGAAAGGTTTTTGATCCTCCATTGAACATTGGTCAAAACCATATCCAACAACGGATCATCAGCGGCCCCCGCCACGCCAAGGGCCGTTAGCATTGCAACCGCTTTATCACGCAACGGGGTTCACCGCCTTTCTTACGCCGCCGTGATTTCGTACCAACCCTTGGTCTTGGGGTTGTCACCGGAACCGGGCGTGACCTTCACATAGCCGATACCGGAAGCGGCGTAATAGGTCTTGTCGCTGGAAACCGTGGTGTCAGCGGTGACAGCGGCGGAACCGGTGATGATCTTCACCGCCTTGGCTTCATTGGTCATGGCCGCAAGGTAATACTTGCGGGAATAAACCGTGTTGCGGCGGATGTTGCCTTCACGCTCCTGTTCCACTTCCGTACCCTTCTTGTTGAACAGGGTAACAGCTTCCTTGGTGGCAATGACCACCTTACCGGTTTCGGCGTTCTTCTTGGTGTAGATGTTGATACCGCCCACGGTGCCAACATAGCCCTGCTTGGCGTATGCTTCCACATACTTCAGATCGTCCTTCAGGGCCTTACGAAGTTTCGCCATATCAGCGGGGTTGACGAAGCCGAAGATGGTCACACCTTCAAGGTTTTCCAGATTCAGCATGGCCGCACCATCCACAAAGGCATCAAAGCCAAGGGCGGTGGTCACGATGGTCATGGTGGCCTCGTTGAAAGCGCCGAAAATGTCAGCGTTCACGGTGTTGAACATATCCGTACCAGCGTGACGGGTGCCGGTGGTGATCACCATGGGATCGGTCATGGCTTCCTCGTCATAATACTGGAAGCGGTTCTGGGCCATCTGAATCCGGTATTCCTTCTCGGTGTAACCGGCTTCAATGGTCTTGGTGTTGCCGTTGCCCATGGTCAGCTTCTCGGTGCCATCGGTGGCCTTGTACTTGTGAATCTTGCGAACCATGCCAGCAACGCCGGTCAGGTTGTTGTCCACGGTGCAAAACTGCTGAAGATCAAGGTGGCTCTGGTACTGATCTTCAATTTCGTTGGACAGGAAAAAGTTATCGTAGCAAGTGTTTGCCATTACTCATTACCTCCATAAAGTTCTTTGTATTCGTCAGGATGGTTGACGGAATAGTTGTAGCGATCCAAGGGGTTCATGGCCTTCAGCTTTTCAAGGGTCATGCCGCCTTCAGCGCCATCACCCTTTTCAGCGGATTTGGCCCCCTTGAACTTGGTGCCGGTGGACTTCTCAAAAAGAAAAGCCGTGTCCTTGCCTTCCACCAGCTTCTTGACTTCATCATCAAGGCCCTTGACGGTTCCATCCTCCGCCAATTCAGCCTTACCGATGAAATCAACCAACAGCGCCTTAACAGCGGTGTTGTTCTTGGCCTTTGCGCCGGTCAGGGCCAGTTCAACCGCATTGCTGATTTTCAGATTCTTCAGTTCAGCGGCGTGATCCGTGTCCTTCTTCTTGTTATCGGCCTGAAGCTGTGTGATCTGATCCTGAAGGGCCTTGGTGTCACCAGAAGCCTTCTTCAGCGTTTCAAGCTGGGTGTCACGCTCTTTGATGGTGTTCTTGGCGGTGGTCAGTTCGGTGTTGACCTCATTGAACCGGGCCTTGGTGACGAAGGAACCGTTCAAGCCCTCCATAACCTTTGTGGCCTGTTCTTCAGTCAGGCCCCATTCCAACAGCTTTTCTTTAGTCATTGTTGTTACCTCCAAAATCCTTTTTTACCGTGGGTTAGGAACCACGATTTTTCCGGTTCTGTTTACCGCCCACCACCGGGAAACGGCGAAAATGGTATGAAAAAACCACCACCGGCCAGAAGGCCGGGGTGGTCAGATCATCAATATAGGGATTTTTCATCCAGTTCAGGTGGCCGGTAAGGGGTTCCCTTATCCAAACAATCCTGAATAATGGCTTCCACTTCCGCTTCCTCGACACCCATCAGGGCGAACAGGGGGAAGTTTTCATGAAATTGTTCAAGATACTGTTCAATCAGTTCAGCCATTTTCAACACCCCTTTCACGGCTGATTTGCAATCACCTTCAACATATCTTCATACATGGCATAGGACTTGGGAAGATATTTCTTGATTGTTGCCAAACTTTCCGGGGAAGTCATGGTTGCGGAAGTCATTTCCGCAAAGGCTTCAGTTCCAAGGCCCCAATCAATCCCGTTGTAAGTTCGGGTTGTCCAGTAGGAACCACCACCATGACCAATGCCACAGCGGATTTTTCCACGGGTGGCCCCTTCCAATATATCAGAAAGATCACCGTACTGCAATGGGGTCAATGCCTTCACTTCCGCTTGAACAGCGGCATAAGCATAGGATTTTTTAACCTTGAATCCACCATACTTGATGTAGAAATCAGCGGTGTTTTGCGACATCCAGCCTTTTTGTACCCAATACGGGAAATCATCTTTATGGGCCTTCATGTCAGCAAGAACCCGATCCACCCAATCATTCACTTCATCCTTGATGGTTTGGGGAAAAGCCCCGCCCTTGTAAGTAGAAGAAAAATGCCATTGACCATTCGGGGTTCCAAGCTGTGCCGCAAGCCCATCAATGGCATGGCCGCTTTCATGGAAGGTGGTTGCGTAAGGGGCGCTCCAAGAACGGCCTTTAGAATCGGCATCAATATTCACATAAATATTTTTGCCTTGGCAATATGCGCCGCCTTGATGGTCAGCCTTTGCAACCTTGATTTGGTTTTCATACTTATCCCAAGCGGCCTGAAGGTCAGAACTTTGGCAAGCGTCCACACGATCACGAATCTGATCATAATGGTCTTTGCCGAACTTCTTTCCAAACTCGGTGTTGTAGTCACGAAGCGTTTTGGCAACACCGGCCCCGGTTGCAACGGTCAAGCCAGCCTTGGAATCGCCGTTCACGAAGGTCTGAACCCAATCAGCATATTTCATGTTGGCGGGAACATAGTACACATCCCCATCAGCGTTCCGGGCGGCTCTTTCTCCGGCATACTTGGGATCAATGGCCGGGGCCGTAGTTCCTCGACAGTTGGGATGGAACGGCGGCACGGTCACACCGGGTTCATATTGGGAAATGGGGATCACCTTACCATCAAGCCCACCACAAATGGAACAGGTATGGGAATCCAGCGTTTCAATGATTTCCACCATTTCAACATCCAAATCCTTGTAACATTCCTTGGTGGCAACGGCGTTGAAATAGGTGGTTTCAGTATTAACCAACCGCCCCGCCTTATACCGATGAACCCCGAACTGCTTCTGAATGGCTGTGGTGATCTTGGATGGGGAATCACCCCGAAGAAGCCCTTGCGTCAGGCTCTTACTGACCGAACCCACCAGATCATTCTTGTTCAGCCAACAGCGATCCCGGAAGGTTCGCCCGTCCGTTGTCCAAGGCTTTGAAAGCAAGGTTTCAAGTTTCTTCTGATCCAGCCCGGTAATATCCCAACCAAGGCCCACACCCTTCTGAACCTCAAAAGCCGTGTGGGTATAGCCATTGCCCACAACCTTCTTCAATAGGGCATCCAGACTATCAACCTGATTGCCGTACAGCAATTCAAGCTGTTGCTGAATACCTGTCTGAACAGCTTCAAGGCGGGAAATATGGAACCGGGCAGACGCATTTTCCAGCTTCTTCAGCCATGCCGCATCCAACCCGGCCTGTTCACCGATCTTGATATACTGTTCAACGCTCCAATGAAATTCTTCAAGCTGTCCAGCGGTCAGCCATTTCCGGGCATCGGTCAGGCTGATTTGGTTGTTCACCGCAAAACGGGCATACCAGCTTTCAATTTCCTTCTGAACGGAACGCTGTGCATCCAGATACAGTTCTTCCATGTCCTGAATGGTCTTTTGGGCTTCTCTGTGGGCGCTGTCCTCCAAGATGGAAAACCGCCCACGCCAATAGTCCGCATTCCTCATGGGCGGTTCCTCCAATCCTGAATTTATCGCCTACAATTCAAACAATATTGATAAGCGTCTATTTGGCCTTCAAGGAATCTGATTTTGTCATGCAATTCCTGATTTTCTTTGCACTTCAATTCAAATTCTTTGTTTCTCTTGTTCAAAACATCTTCTGCTTCATGCAGTTGCGATTCCAAACAACGAATCCTTGTTTTCAGTTCATAGTTTTCATCCATGATGGAACCTTCTTTCTGAAAAATGGTGCTGAAGGTGGGATTTGAACCCACACGCCTTGCGGCAACGGATTTTGAATCCGCCGTGTCTGCCTATTCCATCCACTTCAGCATATAGGCCCATAAATTCACGCCTTTTGGCATGGGCCTATGTTTTCAGGTGTTTCGGGAGGTTTTATAGCCTGAAACCTCTCCAAGCTAAAAAAAAGAAGAATAGTGTTGCCCTTTCGGGCTGGTGACGCATACGGGAATCGAACCCGTGTTACCGCCGTGAAAGGGCGGTGTCTTGACCTCTTGACCAATGCGCCATGTGGTGCCGGGGAAGGGAATTTCACCCTTTGGCGGGTAGGAGTAATAGCACCCCGCCACACTCAATGTCTACCCCGGCATATATTGTGAAATGGCGGGGGTTATTCACCCTCGCCATTGTCACCTTTGTTCTGGTTGCCGGTCTGGAAGGCCCCGGCGTATTCCTGTGCCTGTTCCATTGCTTCATCCTTTTCCTTACGCAACCGGGCCAGCTCCACTTCAACATCCGTAACCCACGGGTGCTGTTCCACAATGGTTTCCGTGGACAGAATACCAACGGACTTGGAACAGTTTTCAATGGATTCCGTTTCATTGATTAGAATGTCACGGTTGAACACGATCTGAAGTTCAGCGCCTTCATAATCGCCCAAGCCCCTGTTGCTGAAATCCTGATTGATGAACCACAACAGTTCTTCAAAGGCCGCTTGGAACTCGGTTTCCATGCCGTTTGCGTCAAGGTCAATGTCAGAATACATGGATTGAATGTTCATTTGATTGGGGTTGCCACTCAAACGATCATCCTTGGCATCGTAACCACGGGCATTTTCAATCAAGGACTTCTTCAGAAGTTCCAAAATGCCCTTGTAGTTCTCTGCATTGATTTCAACCTGAAGGGTTTCAACCCCGCCATCCTCACGAACCTTCACGGCTCCATAAGTGGAAAGGTTGTGGCGGAACTCACCAAGATTTTCACCATCATAGTTCTTCAGAACCAGAATGGTGTTCCGTGCGTCCTCTTGCATATTGTTTTCAAAGTCGGAAATCATGGTGTTGATTCCGTCCTGAAGGGTTTTCACACGGCGGATCAGGGGGATTTCCTGTTTGTTATACTTGAAGGGAACCAGCGGAATCCTTGTCCAGTTGAACCCCTTGGGTTCTTGGCCTTCTTCCTCAACCATGAAATAGTTTTCGTGTTCACCGGCTTCCACATCGGCAATCAGCATATCATTTTGATAGATATACCGGTAAATGCCATCGGCTTTGAAGATTTCCACCTTCTCCACCTTTTCCTTCTGGTAGCCGTTCCACACTTCTTGGGTGTAGTAACGAATCGCACAATCAAGGATGGTGTGATCATCGTCAGCCCAAAAAGGAAGAATGTCATAGGCCGGGAAATGCTTGAAGGACAATTCACCAGCTTCATTGTAGTAAGGATAAAGCCAACCAAGGCCACCGTTCAGGGCATCTTCACAAACATATTTCAGAAGCCGGTAAAACCGTTTGTTGAAAACCTTGCCCAAAGCATCCGTGTAACCCTTATCCTGACAGTTCAGGGTGAAGGGCTTGCCCACAAGGTAGTTGGTTTTCTGATCCACCATCAGGGCATATTGGTTATCAATCAGGCGGTTGTTCGGAAGGTTCGTCACCACCTGAAGTTGACCGTTTTCACCAATGATTGTGCGCTGACGCTGAAGAATGTCATGCTGTCCTTCATAGTACAGATCACCTATAACCTGATCCTTGCGGCGCTGACTATTCTTCCATTCCTTGATTTCAGCGGCGAAGAACTGATTTTCAGTCATGCCGGTTCGCCCACCCTGAAGGATCAGGCGGTTGATACGCTCCATAGCGTTATCCAGAAACATATTCACTTACCGCCTTTCTTCATTGCTTAATAAACGCAAACACACGGAAACCGTGTGTTTTTCGTGTGTTTTGTTACTATCATGTTATTAGTCGAAGCTGAAGGCGGGGCCAACCAACATATCTTCCAGTCCGTAACGCATAGCGTCCATAAGGTGGTTGAAATCATCAATGGGAACATTGATCTTGGCCCCGAACTTATCTTCTGCCCATGTGTAGTTTGAAATCTCTGTGATGAAGTTCACGCATCGGGGATGAACAATGATGGTGTAACCCTGAATGTACTGGATTCCGTTATTCACGCTGTCCTTGCCCTTCCGGGCGGCTCTGATACGATAAAGGCCAGCATCCCGCAATTCATCAATGCTCTTGGGTTCGGCACAATCGGCCTTGATCCGTTCCTTGCCGTAGCCCATGCCCGTGATCCGGTCACAGATTGCCCGGTTCGTCAGGGCCTTTTCATACAGTTCATCAAAAACCCAAATGGTTCTTTCCTTCTCACTCACCAGCCCACAGAACAGGGCCGTGGGATCGTTGGTATAACCGAAGTCAAGGCCGAAGGCGCTTTTCACATCAGGCTTCTTGGAAATAGCCAGATAATCAAAGGCTTCTTCCCGCCAATTATCGAAAATCAGGCCATCCACAATGCCCCAACCCCCAAGGCCAGCCACCTTGTAGCGGCGGGGGTTGTTTTCCTTCATGGTGTTGAACACCTTCAAATCCGCCGTGTCCAGCCATTCATTACACAGGTAATTGGTGGTTGTGGCGTAAATCTGCCCATCCGGGCTGATCCAGCTATCATGGAACTTGTATGTGGGGTTCCCTTGGGCATCCTTGCCGGTGATCTCCCCGAAGAAGCGTTTCCTGATCCAATGCTTTTCGTTCCACGGGTTGAATGTCAGCGTGATTTGCTTGAACAGGCCGGTTTCTTCCGGGATAGCACCACGAATGGATTCATCCAGCATATCAAAATCAGCTTCATTCATGATTTCGTATGCTTCTTCAATCCAGCACCAGCACAGAAACCCTATTTCAACCGTAATTGAAGTGACCTTCAGGGGATCATCAAGGCCCCGAAAGTAAATCTTCTGACCGGTGGGAAGGTAGGTCATTTCAAGGGGGCTTTCCTTGATTTCCCAATAGGCTGAAACCCCAAGGCGGTTGATTGCCCATTTCAGTTCAGTGAAACAGGAATCTTTCAAGGTTCTGAACACCTTGCGAACCACAAGCGTATTGGCTTCAGGGTATTGCATCATCCGTTTGACGATGTTCAGGGCCGTGGTCTTGGATTTCTTGGAAGCACGGCTTCCCTTACACACCCGGTAACGGCCTTTGAAGTTCCAGAAGGTTCCGTAACCCTTGCCAACCACTTCAGGAAGGTGAACCCGCTTGGCCTGTGGGCTAATCTTCAAGCTGATCATCCCCCGTGATAATCACCGGAACGGCCCCTTCCACACCTACCTTGTCCGTGAACATACCATAACGCTTGCCGATCAGTTCAGCGGCCTTCAACCTTTCCTTGGCTCCAACCTCTTTCTGCGTCAACTCTTGGCAACCGTCACCGCACAGGATCGGGATTTCTTCAGTATGTTCACCCCGCATTACCGAAGTCAAGTATTTCATGACTTCTTCAGCATCAGCGATCTTGGCCGAATGAAGTTTTTCAAGTTCGGTTTCGATGTACGCTTTCAAGTCAGGTTTTGCAAGGTTTTCAGAACCCGTCTGCTTTGCGGTCTTGGGCGAATACCCCGCCTTGATTGCCGCATCCGTAGCATTGCCGCTGATCAGGTATTCATCACAGAACTTCCGCTGTCTTGGTGTCACAGGTATTCACCCCTTTCATCAGGCATAGAAAAAGCGCCCCGGTTTCCCGTAGGCGCAATTTCTTATTTACTATTCTACCGATTCTTTACTCTGTTTGGAACCGGTGGCACTCTGGTTTTCTCGGTTGTTTAGAAAGTCGCTGTTTGCCTTGGCAAAAGCAAGTAAACCCTTTCCGTGAAGTTCAAAAACCCATTGCATAGAATAATTCAGTTCTTCAGAAATATCTTCCCATTTTTTCAACTGAATATAGCGCCCGATCAGAATATTTTGCTGATCAAGGTCAGGAATCCGGTTGATCATGGTGAACGCTTCCTGTTTCATGCTCACAAGTTCATCAATCCGGGCATTGATCTTGGCTTCAAGATCAATAATCTTGGTGATGGTTTCTTCAAGGGTATTCTTGGGACCTGAAGTCTGAACCTTGTCCTGTTTCAGTTGGCTTCCGGTAGAAGTCAAGCTGGAACGCAAGGTTGCAATGGTGCTATCAAGCCGATGGATCAAACGATCCGTTTTCCTGATTTGGGCAAAGTATTCTTTAGCCTGTTGGGAAAGGTCTTTGTCATTCACTATGTAACACATCCTTTCTGCGGTGGTCTGTTCCGTTTTCATTGCATCTGTACCGTTAATAAATGCTGAAAAATCAAGTGGTTTCAGGACTTTGGAACGCTGGAACAGATAAAACGGGCAGTTCCTTATATACACATTTCTTATATATTTTTTTTCTTAATAAGAAGAAAGTATATTTACATCTGTTCCATCTGTTCCGTTCCCTGAAAACAACTGAAAAAGTCTTGAAAATCAAGGGTTTTCGTGCGGAACAGATATAGAAAAAACATCTATTCCATACCTGTTCCACACGCTGTTCCAACCCTTACTGAAGAAGCACCTGTTCAGGCGGAAATATTGTCCGAAAGATACCAGACAATCAGGAACCAAACAGGATCAATGCTGAAATACTCGGCCACGGCCATAAGCAACAGCACAAGGGTTAGCACCACCAGCATTTTCTTCATCGGCGTTCCACCGTTGTTCCTACAATTTCAATGCCCACCGCCATAGCCTTGAAATCAGCTTCATTGCCTTCCACTTCCAAGGCGTTACCGTCAGCGTTTTTCAGAACGGCGGTGTAAATTTCATTTTCTTCATCATAGCTGAACTGACAATCATTTTCAGAATAACGGTCAATATCTTCTTGGTTGTCACACTCCAAAAAGATGAAATCCATCAGTTCAGCGCCTTTGCAGTTTCCGCCGATTTCAAAGGAAACATGGCCGGTATAATCCCATTGCATGAAAGTCACCCGGATTGTATGGACACCCCGAAAATTAGGGTCATAAGAACTGATCATTTGTATTCCCTCCCGGTCTTACGGTCTTTGATTTCAATGCGGTTCAGAAGTTCAAACCCCGCCAAACGGGTGATGTACTTCAGCACGAAGATCAGGGTGTTCACCCGCTTCTGCTGTTCATCCTCGTCACGGATGATGTTCTTTGTGCCGTGATAGGCTGTCGGATCGTGATACCCTTCAGCATTTTCCCAAGGTTTAGGCATCGGTTTTCCCTCCTTCTTCTCTGTACCATTCTTCAATATCACACCCAATGTCCTTCAGCTTTTGACGGGCAAGCCACCCATCATCTTCCTGATCCATCAGGTAATATTCCCGTAGCTTCAGAGTTTCGGCATAGAACAGCTTCCACGCCAGCTTCAGGCGCTTAGGGCCAAAGCCAAATTGGGTGTGAAGCATCCACAGAATGGATGATTCCTTATCCATGTCGAAAGCCCGGTCATTCGCCACAATCTGTTCATTGATTGCTTGGTTCAGGGCCTTTTCTTCAGCTTTGTTGAACTGAACGGCGAAGATTTTACCACCGGACTTCTTAAACATCGGCATGGTATTCACTCCAAATATCATCAAAGCACACCGGAATCAGCCAATGAACCTTGTCCAACAGGATCAAGGCCACTTCCCGCATCTGCGGATGTGCGGCGGGTGAACAGCGCAACTTCAGGAAATGCCGCCATTCACGAATGTTGGCCGTCATGACCACTTCCGTTTTCAGGCTGTTGGGCAGAACCGAACGGGCTTCTTGCGGTGGGCATCCTTCCGCCAGCATATCAAAATAGCGAATTTCCACCCCTTCACAGGCATCCCGCCAATAGTCATAGGCTCTGGAACCGGGTTCAAGGAAGCAAGGTTCAATCACCGTGATTTCCTCACCGAACTTGCCCTTGCCGTAATTACAATAGCGGGTGGATTCCTGACAGTAAGAAGCCATCCGGTGGCGGACGATCTCATGAGAAACCCCACGATCACAAATGAACTTCACCGTAAAGGAACAATGTTCCAGAACTGCTTCATGCCCACGCTTGATGATCCCGGCAACGAACTTTTCAGCGGAACCTTCCGTGATCTTATCCTCGGACTTGTAGCAGACACGGCCACATTGTTCCAGCCGCTTCAGAATAATGGCCCCATCAATCGGGGTGATGAACTGCACATCAGGCTTGATAATTTTCATTTTCTTCAACCTCCCAATTCATTCCGGTGCTGTGACCGGTAAGGATCGAACCCTTCAGGGTAACGCTGTTCCAGCTTTTTCAAGTTTTCTTCCATGACCGTATCAAGGTCAGAACCAATGGCATCACACAAAACGGCCAAATACCAAGCCACATCACCAAGTTCTTCAATCATGTGACGCTTGTCCAGTTCATGGCCGTGGAAGAAATGTTTCTTCACCTGTTCGGCCACTTCACCGGCTTCACCGCAAAGGCCCAAGGCACATTCCAGCTTCAGCCGATCCATGTTGGAACGGTCAGCGGTTCGCAAGGAATCCCGCATATAACGGTTAGCGTTCATCGGCGTGTTCCTCCGCTTTCAGATCGTCCAGTTCAAGAACCGTCATAATGGCGTAATTGGCAAGGTCAATCAGGGTATCACGGATAGATTCATCCTTGACTTCCTGAACCTCGGATTTGGTCAGGCTCTTGAACCGGGCCAGCTTATCCCCAAGTCTGATCCGGGGCATTGCCATTCCTTCTTCCGTGAAGGTCTGGTGAAAGCTGTCACCATAGTCATGATTTTTTCGTGCGTACAAGGCATTGATTTCCTTGCAAATATCGGAATGGCGTTCCGTTTTGGTTTTAGGTAACATTGAAATCATCCTTTCTTTCAGTTGAACCATTTGATCACCGGATCACCGGTGAAGCCCTTTTCCCACACATACCACGCATAGGCAATGGCGCTTTCCGGTTTCCCGGTCATATCACCGTTTTTATAACAGGCCAGCCGGGAACGGCTGATATAAACTTTTCGGGGGGGGGTATGCCTGAAGAACTCACCCCGTTTTTGCCCCTCCAAGAACTGAACCTTCAGGAACATAGCCACTTTCCCACCGGGGCGGACGCTTTCAAGCGCCCTTTGAACAAATTCAAGCCCCATTGAATATGGCGGGTTTGTGATTATATCGCCTTCAAAATCGTCCAGCGTTTCCTTCAGGAAATCCAACGGTTCAGGATCACCGAAGCCCCGGTAAATCAGATCAGTTGAAATGACTTCATAATCGTGGGCCTGAAGCACCTTGGAAATATGGCCTTCCCCACAGGCCGGTTCCCAAATGACCGGGGAAAACTGTTCCAGTTCCAGAAGCATTTCCACGGCCCTTGGATCGGTGGCGTAGTAATCAAATGCTTCTCGTTCTTCAGGAACATGGTTGGAACTGCCCAAAGTGGTGAACACCTTCTTGGAACCACTCATTCTGTGTCACCGCCTTTCACAAACACACGGGTTTTCCGGTTTCTGATCCACTTGGGAACCGTTGTGAAGCCACAGCGTTTTGTGATCTGCCGGGAAAACTCAATCTTGGAAAGGGCTTGGAAGTTGTTTGCAATGCAATATTCCTTATACCGGCGATACACGGAATCGGTGGCTTCATTTTCAATCCCGTCAAGGCCAACTTCATTGATGAACCCAATAATGGGGTTGTTGTTTTCCTCATATTCGTCCAACTGCCCCTGAACTCTGGTGGAAGTAGTGAACTGTGCGTTCCCAAGAACCCGCTTCAACCCCTGAAGGCCAAGCAAGGCCAGATATTCCATAGAATCCTGTTCACACAGTTCATCCTTGATGAACGGGCGGAAGTCAGCATCATTGGGGGTGAACTTGGCATCGAAGGGAACAATCACCAAACGCCGCTGAACGGCTCCGGTTTTGTCCTTGATACGGGGGATATTGTTGGCGCTGAACAGGAACTTGGAATAATTGTTGAACTCAAATGGATCTTGGCCTTTGCGTTCCACATTCACCCGATCACCTGTGACCAGCTTTTTGAACACGGAAGCATTGGCAATAAATTCATCACCAATATCATCACCGATGTTCGCCAGCTTGCCGAACAGTTCAGCGGTTTTGAACCTATCGCCCAATTCCTTCAGGTCAAGGGAAGCAATGTTCTGATCCCCAAGAAGGTTCTTCACCACATGAAGAAAGGTGGATTTGCCGTTGCTCTTATCGCCAATCAGGATGAAGGCTTTGCCAAGTTCATTGCGGCGGTACATACAATAGCCCACCATTTCTTCCAGCAAGGCCCGGACTTCAGGATCATCACAGGCCAGCCGGTTCAGGGTATGATCCAACAGATCATCATGGGCGGCGGGGTTGTACGGCCACGGGATTTTATTTGTAATGACCACATCCGGGGTGAACTCTTTGAAGGAACCATCCCGGATATTGTAAAGGCCGTTGCTGAAAGCAATGATATTCGGGTTGGTGGCCTTGGTGTTTTCCTCAATCATGATTTCCAGATAGGACAGGACTTCCGAACGCCACGCCCGTTTCAGGTTGCTGATCAGCTTGATCATGGCCCCTTCAATCTCACCGGCACCGGAAACATAGATACCATCTTTGTAAATGTGAAGCTGGTTATTGATCTTCACAATATGGTTGTTGTTCTTTAGGTAGGTGGCGAACTTATCAAACAGGAAGGTTTTATCCCGGAAGAAGGATGTTTTCTTGAAGGCATCATCCCGAAGGATCACATCAAGTTCCTTGTCGGAAAGGGGCTTCTTCAGCACATAACGGTTAATCAGCCTGATACATTCACGGGCTTCTTCCTTGGTAAAATCGTCACTCTGAAGGGTCAGAATGTAGTTGAACAGGGTTTGGTTCCGCCCATCACCTTCCCCAAGATTCGGGAAATCATAGTTGCTTTTCACCGGGGTTAGCCACTTGGGAAGTTCCTGAATCTCCCCTTCAGGGAAGTCATACAGAATGGGCCGTTCCACGCCACCAGACTTCAAGATTTCATAGCTGTTATTGGCTCCAACCTTTCCATCCGTGGTGATACCCACGGCCAAGGTGCATTTCGTCCAGCTTTTTTTAACACCACAGTTCTTGAACAAGAAGTGTTTTCCCCGTGTGGTGGCGTACACTCTGCACTTCAGTTCTAAATCCTGAACAATTCTGAACAAAAGTTCAGATGTTTCCGCATCATCCACATCAATCAGGATGGTTTCTTCCCCAAGAATACCGGCGTATTCATCAAGGTCTTGGACTTCAGAACGGGTTTTCAGTTTTTCAACGCCTTTGAACTTTTCAAGGCATTGTTTGTTTCTGGTAGGCACATAGCCCCTAAACAGTTCCATGCTTTAACGCTCCCCCCCCCGAAAGGTTTTATTGTTCATCGTTCCACCCCAAAATCTTTCAGGCGATTCCAAGCAACATCAATGTAATATTGCTTGTCCAGTTCATCCGGGATGGGAAGGTTGGTCACATCATCATTGATGAAGAAACAATGATCCGGGGTGTTGCCGAACTTTTCAGGATTCTTTTCCCGGCCCTTGACGATTTTCCCGGAAACCTTGAAGATTCCGCCCTTGCTCTGATCCTTGGAAGCAAACACCCGGAAAGTTTTATCCGTCTGAACCTCACCACCGCTGAAGCGGGTGATTTTCTTGGAACGGCCTTTTTCATCCCTGATCTTGGCTTCCGTAATCATCGGGGAATAAAGGGCGTATTTGTACTTGCTGGACACCTTCACCACCTTCTGAAAATCCCGAAGATCGGAACATTCCATGATGGTTGTTTCCGGGCTGATCCCCTGAAGGAAATAGTTCACAATGGCCCGGTTGACAATGGGAAGGTCATAATCCAGATCGGACAGTTTTTTGACATAGGCACCCTTGCACTTCCAGCGGGGTTTCCCTTTTTCGTCACGAAGCGGCCCGGAAGGAACAATGATGTAATTGTTCACATCCTTCTGATACACCTTTTGAAATTCATCAAATTCAAGGCGCATCCCGGTTCTTTGCTCCCATTCCCAGCACAGATCGTCCAGCATTTCAAAATCTTCATACCGGCGAAGTTTGACCAAAATACCATCCGTGTTGCTCTGGATGATTTCACAATGATCTTCCAGCCGTTCAATCAAATCCAGAAGAAGAAGCTGACCGCCCACACAAACATTGTTGGCTTGCCGGGGGTCATACATGGCGTTGTGCTTATCTTTCATAGCGCCATAGGTGCTGTTCAGAACGATTTTATAAGGCTGTTGCATGGGGTTCTTCTCTGCCTTCAGCTTCAGGCGGGTGTGGTAGATTTCCGCATACTTGGAAGGATCGTGAACATTGCGGGAAAGCCACTTATAAACCAGCATCAAAGATGGGTAATAGGAAGCCACATCCACATTGACGAACCAGCCTTCCCCGTGATATTTGGGAATGGCCCCATGAAGGCCACCCCAAGCGAACACATGGGGAACCCCGGCCACATCCAGTTCAAGGGTTTTGGAATAATCACGGTTCAAGGGGTTCTTGTACCAATTCAAAACTTCCGTGTATTTTTCGATCCGTAAGCTGGGCGGGAACTCAATTTCAAATTCATCATTGTGTTCCCTTTGAACGGCCCCAAGGATTTTGGCGGAAAGCTGTGCTTTGGTGCGGCCAATGTCAGAAATGGGAAGGTGAAACGCCTTCACAAGTGACATTTGGGCATCAAATTCATCTTCCTTCCGCCGTAACCACACTTCCACCGTCTGTTCCACATCATGGCGGCAATATTTGACCGTTTCGGCCAACTCTGCTTCAGTCAAAGGCCGGTCAATGTCGAAGGGAACAGAAGTTTCTTTTATGGAATGGCCCATGAACGCTTCCAGCGCCTTCAGGCTGATTGGCGGGTTCGGCATCACATCATAATTGATCAGCGGGTATTCCCTGAACAGGCTTGAATATCTGTAACCGGGTTTATTTTCTGCAATGATCCAATCATTCACAGGCTTTGGATCAAACCCACACAGAATGGCCTTTAGGATGTACTGATCATAGTTCCGGGAATTGTAACCGGCCCAAATCACGCCCTTGTGTTCCTCATAGAAACGCTTCAGCTTGTCGGGATCATTGATAATCACGGTTTCTTTCCGGGCGTTCAGGTCGATCAGGACAACCAACCAGTCACACCGGAAAACCTCAAAATCATAGAAGATCATCAACTCACATCCTTTCAGCTTTTGTGAAATCGGTCAGCGTTTCCGCCTTATCAGCCCCGCCACGGGAAGGCTTTCACTTGGGGCCATTGTGGGGCCGAAGCCCCACATTTTGTGCTTGAAAGTTAAGGTTCAAAACCATATCAAGCACTATATGTGCTCGATTTGATTATAAAAAATCTTTGGTCAGTTTTCAACCTCGAAAACTTCTTCAACGGTGATGGAATTGAAGCGGGAATCATCGTAGTCCACCGCATATTCCAAGTTTCCATCAATGGCTTCCGCCACATCAAGAACAAGCTGGGAAAACTGCTTGTAGCTGGTGAAGCTGACAGGAACACCGGAATCCAGCTTTTCAAGGAAGCCCATAGCGGAAGCGATCATGTTCTTGTCATTCTTGGTGCCGTAAAGGACACGGTTCATGAAAAGGCGCTGGTTCTTGAACTCACCGGACAGGATTTTGAAGGACACGGCCAGCATGGGGCGGTTGGGATCGGCCTTGGTGCCTTTGATCTCCATGCTTTCCAGCTTCACTTCATACTTGCCAGCGGGAATGGTGGGGAAATCACCGCCGCCGTTCTTCTTGGCATCCTCCACATCAGCCTGAAGGCCCTTCAGATCAACAGAACGATCAATCTTGTCAAAATCAATAGCCATAGTTTTTTACCTCCAAAAATGTTGTTTTTTATATTTGGTTGGAAAGAATTTTTCCAATTTCCCTGACTGCATGGGCGATCTTCTCACGGTTTATCCGTTTTTCTTGAAGAACACCCGTGATAACTGCGGCTTCCGTCTGAATGTCCTGAAAGGCTCTGTGATTGCTTTCAAGGTCAGCTTCATAGGAAGCAAGGTCTGTGTTCTCACCGGCCTTGGCCGATCTGACTTCTTCATCAGCCTTTTCAGCGTATTCCCGGAAATACTTGGCCGCTTCATAGCCCATGTGTTTTTCAACCAGATATTCAAAATCACGGGCCTTGAAGATGGTTTCAGGCTTCCCGGCAATCATCAGCACTTCAGCCATTATTCTTCACGCTTCCTCCGGGTACGGCGGGGCGGGTTGGCATCCATCTTGGGTGCGGCTTCCTCTGCCGGGGCCTTGGGGCGATCCCACAGGGGGCAACCATCGGGGCCACCTTCCTTGTGGCAACGGTGGCCAGCGTCAATGGAGGGGCAAAGGGGGATTTCCGGGTTCTGGTCATGCTGTTTGAAAATGCGTTCACCGTCCGGGCATTTGGGAAGATCGTTCCAAGGCGGGGTGTCACCGGTGGCCGGTTCAGCAACAGGAACAGAATCATCCTTTTCACCGCCGCCCGGTGTCCAAGTTCCATCAGGATCACCACAAGCCGCCTTTGCCGCATCTTCAGCCGGATCATAGTTATCAGCTGGGGGCGGGGTTTCAGTCTTGGCCTTTCTGCCCCTTCTGCTGGGCGCTGTGGTGGGCGTGTCGGTGGTTTCAGGTGCGGGGGTAGCCGGGGTATTGCCGCCACGCTTCACGGCTCCTGCGGCCTTCTGGTTGGCTTCCTCGTAGACTTCACAGAAAGCGTCATAGGTCAGCGGGATTTCCTTATCACGGACAGTCAAACGGCCACCGCCGAAGATCACTTCAGAAGTCTTGAAAGACAGCACCCGTTCATCATCGTCCGCCACGATACGGGCCACCAGATCAACCATACCGGCCACCTTGTTTGCCACCTTATCCTGAAGGTTCGGCTTGATGGAACTGATCTTATCGCCGCCCTTGCGGGTCAGGTCACGGCTTCTGTCCTCATGGCTGATCAGGATGATGTTTTCATAGTCCAGATTCACAAGCCGCTTCAGGGTGTTCAGGAACTCACTTCTGACCATATCCCACGCACGGAAGGAATCATCAGATTCATGCTTCCAGCCCTGACGGTCACAGATGTAAACCCGGCACGATTCATAAACATCTTCCAGAAGGTCAACCACGATGGTTCGGAAATCGTTCTGTTTCTTTTCCAGTTCGGCCACGGCATCCATGAACACTTCATAGGCCAACTTGCGCTTGGTGATACGGCCTTCCACCGTAACGGTGTCACGAATGGCGATATAGGGGGCATCCACAAACTTGATGTTGCCATCCGTGTTCAACATCAGGGGATCGGGGAACTGATTGGCAAAGAAGGTTTTGCCGCTGAAGGGTGCGCCGTAAAGCCACACAACCTTCTTCTTGGTGGCGTTCAGATCACGGCGTTCATTCTTGGGAAGTAACATATAATCCCATCCTTTCTGACAATATTCTTCATACTCACACCATCCACAAAAATGGTTTGGGTTCTTGGGAAAGTCTGTGGCTTCAACCATGTGCTTCACATCGGTCAGGAAGTCCACAATCTTCATGGGGTTGTACTGAACCGGCATCAGCGTTGGTTCAGCATCTTTCAAGGCCGCTTGCAAGCGGTCACGGAATTGGGAAAGGGTTTCGGTGCTTTTCTGCCTGATCTTGGGCTTGGGAACAATCAGGAAATACATATTTCTGATCCGGTGGCCGGGATGGGTCAGTTCATACCAATACTTGTATTCGTGAAGCTGGTCGGAAACGGCGTAGTTCTTGGCGTTGTTGGAATACTTGAAATCGTACAGATCAAACGCTTCAAATTCATCCAAATCTTCACCGGTGATCAGCCCATCCAGCTTCAGGCCCTTCCCCACGGGAACCAGGTAATCCATAAAGCCGATGAAATCGCCGTTCCCAATGGGCAATTCAAAGGAACCACCGGGCGGCAACATGGCCTTTGCCTTGGGGATCATTGCTTCCAGCTTCATCATTTCATGAATGTGATCATCCGTCAGAACCGGGAAGCTGTTCTTGTAGAAGTCAAGGGCTTGTTCAACCCCTTCTTCAATGCCGGTGTGAAGGGCGGTGCCAAGGATCAGGGCGTTGTCTGCGTCCGTGTTTGGGATCGTATCTATCCCTTCCACATATCGCAAGCGGTATTTGTATGGGCATCTATCAAAGACTTCAACCCGGCTGTGGGAAACTCGCATTGTTTCACCCCTTTCACAATAGTCTTGAAGGCTTCAAAGCCTTCCGGGTAAAGGATGAACCCGAACCCCTGTGAACCGTTGATTTGGGCCAAGTTACGCTTCTGAAGCACAGATGGGGTTCCATCGGTGGCCTTCAGCTCCACTTCAAGGGCAATGCCCTTCACGGTGATCCGCATATCGGGAAGGCCGCTTTTCACATACCGGCTTCCACCCCAACGCTTTTCATAGAAGCCACAGGGCGGGGCGCTCATGTGGTCAACAGGTTCACCCAAGGGATATATCCCTTCGGCTTCCAGCCATTCCTTCAGGCGATTTTCAAAGTTTTTTTCACCGGCCATCGGCTCACCCCTCCAACATCTGAATCAGGCTGTGAATACCTCTGACTTGGGTGAAGCCCTGAATTTTACCCGTTCCAGCGTAGAATTGGAACAGTTTATCATCAGACTTCCGCCAACAATGGAAATGTCCGGTTTGCTCATTCTTCAGTTGGTATTCAATGCCGTGGGCTTCAAACTGCTGAATGGCATAGGCGATCCGGTCGGGGTTCTTTGCAACCCGTTCTGAATGAACCTGTTTGGCATGATTTTTCAGGGCATCCCACACTTCATCCCTTGCCATCGGCCCCACCACCTTCCGCCAAATAGTCACACCATGCAAGGAAGGCACGGCGCAACGGGTTAGTGTTGCCATCATCGGCCCATCCAGCAAAGCCAATCCACCCATCCCGGTTGAAGCTGATACATTCACGCCGGGTGAAATAGTGGGCGTTCATGTAGATGTAACACTCGGTAATGTGGCCGTTGGTGGCCTTCTTCATGTCAACCCGTTTGCTTAAAGTCATGGTGACGGAAGTTTCACCAGCCTTATTGGATTTCTTCAATTCCTTCTGAAGCATCATGCAAAGGATCAAAATATCACCTTCATCAATGCTGTCATAGGTCAGGCCCTTGGCGCTGAAATACTCCCGAAGTTCATTATTGGTGCAAACAGGTTCAAAGCCCCGGCAACTCATGACTTATCCCCTTTCAGGGTGATCTTCACATAACCGGCCTTGGCGGTGGTCTTGGAACACTTGGAAGCAATGTCCGGGTATTTCTTCTTCAGCTTGGTGGAATCAATGCTGGTGACATTGGTGGGCTTCACAAGGGTAAGGTTCAGAACATCGGATTCAAACTTATCCACACCGAACTTCACCATTGCTTCATACAGCTTGGCCTTCATTTCCTTTTCCTGATCCTCAATAGCCTTCTTGTGGGCGGTCAAGGAAGCAATGGCGTTCAGGGTGGCAAGCTGTGTGTTCTTGAACTCCTGAAGGGCCGTTTCTTCATCGAAGGTGGCCGAACCACAGGCGTTCGGGTTTTCCTGACAGGAATCAGGACAAGTGTGGAAATCCGGGCATTTGTGGCAACACCCATCAAATTTTCCACGGGGGCAAGCATTTTCACATTTGATCATTTTTCGGGTTCTCCTTTCAGATAAACATTCAACTGCTTCAGGCCGAAGGCGGAAGCGGCTTCATGGTTGTCAAAATAAATGTCGATCTGGTTTTCACCGTATTTGTCAATCACCCATTGGGCGGGGCGATCCTGAACGATGTATTCACCCAAGCCTTCCACTTCCACCACGGTTCCCAAGGGAAGCGGGGAAGCACAGGAAACACCGGCCTTCAGTTCCACGCCAGCGGCACCATATACAATGCCATTGGGCCGGTTCTTGGCCCATTCGCCGCAACACTTTTCACAGGAACAATAGGCGGTAATTCTGAAACTGCCCAACAGCACCGGTTCAGGTTCGGCGGGTTCTTCCACCAGCGGGGTTTCCACCGGCTCCAAGGTCACATCCGGGATCACGGCGGTAAGCTGATCCGATTCAATAGGGGCATCCGGGGCCTTACTGTTGACAGCAGAACAGCGCCCAAATACAAACCCCATTGCAAGGCCCATCAGAAGGGCCACAAGGAACATCCGCCTGAACCGCTGGTTAAGGGCTTTGCGGCGCTGTTGCCGCTTGCTCATACTTTCTGAATAGTTCATTTGACACACCTTCTATTTCGGTTTTGTTCTTCAGCGGTTGCCCATCGGCAGTTATCAGGGGAATAGCCCTTTTCATTGTCTATCCGATCAATACTTAATTCATCGGAATAACCGTGGGTAATTGCCCAATCATGGAAGGCTTGGAAATCGTTCTTCCATTCCGGGCAGACGGTAATTCCACGGGAACCGTAATACTTGAATTGCGGAGTATTGGGGTTGAAACAGCGGCTTTTCATATCCTCCCAAATCCCATATAGGCGGGAATGAATCATTCCGTGGGTAGAACGCAAGTCGTTCTTCAAGGCGGTTTTGTGAACGCATCCACAAGAAATCGTGTGGCCTGATCGTAAGTTCCAACCAAGAACCACGGTTTCATTGCCGCAATCGCAACGGCAAAGCCAAGCCGCTTGTTTGTTGGGGCTTTCTGCTCTGGAAAGAACCAACAGATTTCCAAAGCGTTTTCCGGTTAAATCAATCATCGTCTTTCACCTTCTTCATACTTGCGGAACAATTCATCCGTGTAATCTCTGCGCTGTTTTAAGGCTCCAAGAATATCTTCTTCAACCGTTCCCGGACAGATCATCAGGTAATAGAAACAGGGCCGTTCTTGCCCAAGGCGGTGAATACGCTTTTGGGATTGCTCCCACAGTTCCGAACCTTGGGGAAGGCTGAAGTAAATGATTTTGTTGGCAAGCTGGAAGTTGCCGCCCATTGCACCGGCTTGATACTGAATGAAGGTAATGCTGTTGTGCTGGTAGCGGTAAGCATCCAAGTTCTTTTCTTCACCGGAAAGAACAGACACAGGCCGGTTCAGGCCCTTGGCAATCCCCTTCAGGCGTTCCATTTCTTCCGTGAAGTTATAGAACACGATCAAGCGATCTTCCGTACTGTTCACCAAATCCCGGAAGGCTTCATAACGGGCTGGGTTATATAGGCCGCAAAGCTGACGGGCGTAAAGGCGGCGGGTCAAGCTGGTATCACCAATCAATTCCCGTTCACAATGGGCATTGGAACCGTAGAAATCCGCATCCAGTTCAAATTCACCAAGGTTGGCGCTGTCAATCGCAATATAGCGATCATTCCAGAACTTCCAATAAAGGGGTGAAGGGCGGGTTTTGACCTTGATCCAGTTCCGTTTTGGAAGGCTGATCCCGGCCTGTTCGGTAGTCATGAAAACGGCCCCATGTTCGGCCAGCTTCATCTTCAGCCGGTCAACATTCTTATAGCCGGTAATCTGTTGCCGCCAAAATCCATCGGTTTCCACCCATTCCGTTTGAATGTACTGCTTCCAGAACAGTTCCTTTGAAATCTTCCACCCCAACAGTTGGCATTGGCTCCACAGGTTTTCATACTTGCCGCCCGTGGGGGTGCCTGACAGAAGGATCACATTATCCGGTTTCAGCCCAAGAATGAACTTTGACCGTTTGGCGTTCTCGTTCTGGATCAGGGAACTTTCATCCAACATCAGCGTGAAGCCGGACAGGGTTTTCAGCACATTCCGCCTGAAAGTCAGTTCGTAGTTAATCACGCCACAAATCCGATCCGGGTTATCAACTTCCATTGCGGCCTTCATGAACCAATCAAATTCATTTTTCTTGGTCATGTCATAAATCATCCAACAATGGTTCATGGCGTAATTTTCCGTCATGTGTTCAATCCAGTCTTGAACCTTTGAACATTGACACACCAGAAGATTTACACGGCTGTTCAACTTCAGGGCTTTTTCGGAACCAACAAAGGTTTTCCCAAGGCCCATATCAAGGTAATAGGCCACCCGGTTTTTTCCCTCGGTTTCATCAAGGGCCTGTTGTTGATGCTGGAATAGGTTAATCATTGATCTGAATGGAATCACCCAAAACCTTTTTGGCGTGGGTGGTGGAACCGAACAGTTTCTTGACCACAGCGGCACAGAAACCGGAATAGTAGTCATAGGAATCCGCTTCCCCACAAGAAACAATGGTTTTGGTGTTGTCGGCCCACAGAATGATTGTCTTGGGGCCGCTATAAATGACCTTCTTGATCTGCGGAAGGCCGGTCTGACGGGAACGGCGGATGTGATTTGCAACACCAAAGGTGGCGTTAAGATCGGCCTTGATATATTCCATCATGGCATCAGGCAGACTACCCGCCGCAACCACCTTGGATTCAGAGAACCAAAACAGGCCCTTGGAACTTGCGTCATTTGTCTGCTGAAAAAGTTCCACGCCAACCTTCTTGTTCTGCGAAAAGTAATTCTTCACCTTGCCGATGTAGCCGGTGAACTTGCCGCTGTATTCCGCATCAGGCAAGATTTTAACGATCATTCCGATCTGAAGCATATAAACCATCCTTTCATTGGTGAAGCCATTCACGGCGGATGTACTGAATCGCCGTTTCAAAGCCTTCAGACATTTCAGCGGGGCAATCCGGGCTATGCTGGGCGCTCCGCAACTGCTTAATTGCCTTCTTCAGTTCGCCACGGGTGGCGATAGGCGTATAGGGGGGGGAATCGGGCGCAACCACATAGATAATGGCGAAGAAGCAAATCATATCAATGTTGGTGGCGTTCCTGATCAAATCCAACAATTTATCACGGGTGTTATCCATCGGTGTTCCCCTTTCAGGCCGTAAGGCCGAAGAAGGAATTGAACTGATCAGCACCCACATAATCACGGAACTTGGTGGGGTTGATGTAGTAATTCCAGCAAGCACCGGTTCCGGGAACAGCGTTCCCGAAGGGAAGAAGGCCACGCTGAAGGCCGATTCTAACGAACTGATCAGATTTACCCATGCACCGGGCGGCTTCCTTCACGCTGATCTTCTTGATGGGCGGTTCCGCAACAGGGGCGGCTCCATAACCCATCAGGTAATCAAAGGAAACGCCGGTTGCATCCGCAAGGGCTTTGATACGGTCAGGGCCGGGGGTGTTCTTCCCGGAAAGGTATTGGCTGATAGCGGCCTTGGAAGCCCCGGCCTGTTCAGACAGGGCGGATTGGCTCATGTTGGCCTGTTCCATAGCGTTCTTCAAACGCTCTGCAAAGGTGGTCATTGCGCTTACTCCTTTCTTAATGATCCACATGGATATAATTCAAAACTTCATCCAGCCCCAAACCGCCTTCACTCCATGGCTTCATACAGAATTTCTGGATCACCTGACGGAAGTTCATCTGTGGTTTCAGCCAAACCACATTTTCAAACCTTTTGACGAACTCCCGGATTTCCGGGTATTCCAAACCAGTATCACAGAACACGGCGGGAAGATTGGGGAATACCTCACGGGCAATGTTTAACAGAACCGTGGAATCCTTACCGCCCGAAAAACTGATATAGGCTTCACCACTAAAGGCATAAACCCATTGCTGAATCCGCATTTTCGTCATGCGGATTTTGATTTCAAGCGGAAGGGATTGCATCTGTTCCAGTTCCCCGGCGTAGTGTCGAAGATCATTCATAGTGCTTACTCCTATTGAACACCATATGTGCTCGATTTAGTTAAAAAAAAGTTCCTGAACGGAAACACCAAAGAAATTGGAAATGCGAACCTTCACTTCATCACGGGGAACCCGTTCGTCACGCTCATACATAGCGTAAGAAGATTTGGTAATTCCAAGTTCCTTGGAAATTTCGTCTTGGGTTCTGCTCCCTCGCAGTTCCCGAAGTTTCTTTCCGACACTCATTCGTTGCACATCCTTTCTTCAGAAGTAAAACAGCCAAGTTCCGAACAAGCAATTTCCGGGCGGTCATATCTTTTACATGGGGATTGATACCCAATACCCGAAACCATAAACGGGAACGCTCATGTTGTCGCTGTTGCCCTGCCATCATCAGCACCGGTGGGGCGGTTCCGGTGGACGGGCCTGAAGGCCCGTTTCGGCTTTAAGAATTGAAACATCCTTCTCCGATCAGTGCGAAGTAATGCCAACGAAATTCTTCATCAGCTTTAAGAAGGCGAACCTTGATCCCAAATTGGTGCATACCGCTGAAGCGCCTGTCACAAGCCCATTTATGAATTGCAATTTCTTTGGCTTCTTTGGCGGTTTTTGCTTCAACATGGATTATCCAGCTTTTTTCCCCGCCCTTCTTTGTATAAAAACGAACTTCATAATACTTGCTCATATCTCATGTACCCCTTTCAGGTTGTGCACCTTTTGTGCTCGTCTGATTATCATTATACACGATATGTGCTCAATGTCAAGGCTATTCAAGCACAAATTGTGCACAAAGAAATGTGTTACTAATTGTGCACATCGACGGATTGACTTTGTGCACATAATGTGTATAATGGAATATAGAAAGACTTCTGAAAGGGGTGCACTTATGCCGAAGTTTTCTGATCGGTTCAAACAGTTACGAACCGAACGCCGCCTATCTCAACAGAACTTGGCGGATCAGCTCGGGTTTTCCAAAAGTAGTGTAAATATGTATGAACGGGGCGAACGGGAACCGGGCCTTGAATCAATGGAAACCATTGCTGACTATTTCAATGTTGATTTGGATTACCTCATGGGAAGATCAGACATTCCGAACCGGAATGATTGGTTGAAAAGTATCAATAAATCTGTGGCGGTTGAACCTTCACAGCCACAAATGAAGTTTGATAACATCATCCCAATCTCTACAAAGCGTTTTCCCCTGCTCGGTGACATTGCTTGCGGTAAACCCATCATGGCAAACGAAGAAAAGGAACTGTATGTGGAAGCTGGTACCAACATTCATGCTGATTTCTGCTTGAAGGCCAAGGGTGATTCCATGATCGGGGCCAGAATCTATGACGGGGATATTGTGTTCATCAGAAAACAGGAAATGGTGAACAATGGCGAAATTGCCGCTGTTATCATTGATGATGAAGCAACCCTAAAGCGGGTGAATTACTATCCCGAAAAAAATCTATTGATCCTAAAGGCTGAAAACTCTAACTATGAAGATTTGGTTTATACCGGGGAACAGTTGGATCATATCATCATTCTTGGTAAGGCCGTGGCCTTCCAAAGTGATGTAAGATAAATGAAAGGAATGGTTGTTATGAAAAAGAAGGGTTGCCTAATCCCCGTCTTGATTGTTGTAGTCGCTCTTGCCGTTGGCATTGGGGTTGGGGTCAGCCAAATGACAAACAATCCCGGAAGCACAAATAAGGAAACTGTTCCGGTAGTCTTTGACGCACTTCAATATGAAGTGAAGGACAAGAAAAACATTAGTGAAACCGAACTTATTGAACAGTTGGGTGAACCTGATAGAACCGAAGATTGGAACTATACCACGGCCAGCGGAAAAACCTTTCCCATTCGTACTTTGTACTATGGGAATAATGAATATAGCTTCAACAATGACAACCTTCAGCGGGTTACTTTGTACGATAAATTTTCCTATTCCAGCAAGGATGATTTTCTTCCAATGTTTAATTTGAAGAAATATTCCAACACCAATATCAATGATACCGGTTCGTATTATCGGGCCTTCTATTGCGGTGTGAATGATTTGTGGTTGGAATATAATGATAGCGAAATCACCATGACCAAGATTTCCTATGGCTCTGTATTTGACGAAGGTTGATCTGTCCACATCCGTTCCGCCGCCCAATCCCTGAAAACGCATGAAAATCAAGGCTTTGGAACAGGTGGAACAGATAAAGCGCCGGTTCTCTATATACTCTTTTTCTTTTATATTTTTTTATCTACTCTTTGAAGTAATATAATATCTGTTCCAAGTGTTCCATTCTCTCAAAGCCACACCCCAGCAAGGATTTTAAGCGGAACGGATATGGAACAAATGCAAAAAAAAATGACCGCCCCCGGTCTTGCACACCG